GTCCTCTTTGGATCATCGATGACTAACACCCGCATTAACCTTGATATTGAGATGCTACGTGGCATAGCTATCACCATGGTGCTATTTCAACACTACCCATCACTTTATTTCTGGAGCAATCACCCATTTTTCAGCTGGATCTCACAGTATCTTACCTTCTGGACCGGTGTTGATTTATTCTTTTGCATATCAGGCTTTGTAGTTGGTAAGGCTCTGATAAACAAGTTAGACGAGAGTAAGAAAGTAAAAGGACAAACAAGCGTTGTCATTAAGGATTTTTTTATAAAAAGGGCTTTCCGCCTTTTACCAACTTCAATATTTTGGGTTGCCGCTGTAGTTATTCTTTCCAGCCAATTCAATAGCTCAGGTGCATTTGGTATATACCATGAAAACCTCAAACAGGCGCTTTCGGTTCTAACTTATAATTACAATTGGTATGTTAAGTCTGTAAATGAGGCTGGAATACCACCGACATTAGCTCCATTCTGGTCACTGAACTTAGAAGAACAATTTTATTTTGTATTCCCTTTTTTTCTAATTTTGGTTTCAAAGAAGTATAGAGTTCTGTTTCTATTAACAATATGTGCCATTTTGTTCTTTATAAAAAGACAGGGGTTTTTGTCTTTTAATTTTCGGGTAGATTCCATCTCGTATGGTGTGATTCTGGCTATTCTTTCTTCTCATAGTGGGTATGCAAGACTAAGAGATTTAATAAAAGAAAAATTTAATCAACCTAGGTTATTAATGGCAACTTGCATTACATTGTTAATCATAACACCCAGAATTCTCTGGGAATCATCCTTTATGGTTGGCACGATAGCCTTAATAAGCTTTTTTATTATCTATATGGCTTCTTTTAACCGTGTTGAAATAAACACACCAAATATAATCAGAAAACCGATGATATATATCGGAAACAGGTCATATGGACTGTATGTCATACACATGCCGGCAATATTTATAACTCAGGAGATTTGCGCTAGGCAGTTTGCCTCTCAGGGTATTGCGCCGCATGGAGATATACTTATTGATTTTTCAATCACCTTGACTAGCATTGTTATAACTTGGTTATTGGTTGAATTTAACTATATGGTGATTGAAGTCCCAACAAGAAAAATGGGAGCATCAATTGTTGCCAGAAGAAGGCTAGCATATAGCACACTAAGCTCTGAATAATTTATAAAGCAAGAGGTTGCAACCTCTTGCTTTATATAAATTACGGACAGAGATTAGTTAATGCTATGTTTCCCATAACTACCACTTCGGATTAAATATGTTAAAAAGCATTCACTACACAAGAGGATTCGCAGCGCTACTTGTTGTGATGTTCCACTATTCTTTTATGTATATAGGGAAAATTGAACCTTTTAACACAGCTTTCCTGAATGGTGGATTTGGTGTGGACCTTTTCTTTTTGATAAGTGGGTTTATAATTTCTTATGTTACGGAAAGGAATGGTAGCGTAGGCAATTTCTTTCTAAAGCGATTCTTCAGAATATACCCTCTTTTCCTTTTTATATTAATAGTCTCTTCCATTTTCTTGGTAAGATATAATGTTCACCCGATATGGAGCATGGTTAAATCAGGTTTATTTATCCTTCAGGACTACAATAAGCCAGCCCCAGAGTTTGATTTTAACTTTATTGGCCCTGCGTGGACCCTTTCTTACGAAATCTGGTTTTACTTTATTTTTGGCTTAGCGATGATGATAAATCATAGGCACCGGGTGCTCATAGCCTCAGCTATTCTGTTAGCTCAGGTTTTCCTGCTTCAACTCACCTTTACCGGTTCTATGTCGCTTAACTCCAGCTATGTGGCTGCTATCGGAGACAGCTCATATGCCGATCATGCCTTGAAGTTCTTTAGTACTTCCCTCCACTTGGAGTTCCTGCTTGGTATGTGGCTATGCGAAGCGTTCAAACGTGACTGGTTGAAACTTAATCCAGCAAAGGCCTATCCTGCTATCTTGGTGCTGATTACCTTTTCAGGGTGGCTTTACTTCTCTCATATCGTTTATGGGTCCGGGCTGACTAAATTCTACTTAATTGCACTGCCATTATTTATGGCAATAATCATTTACGAAGCCAACGGTAATATATTTAATTCACGCATATTAACTTTTCTCGGTGATATGTCATTTTCTATATATATCACACACTTTTTTATAATGTACCTTCTTCTTGAGCATCCACCTTTTTATTGGGATCATGCCAGCAACCTGACCAAACTTGTTACGTCTACAATTGCGGCCGTTGCATTGGCATATATATTGCACAAGTTGGTCGAGTTGCCATTCATTAGACTTGGAAAAAAGTTACAGGGTGGTGCGCGTCATTAAATCAAAACGCTGGCTTTTCGGGCCAAATTATTGAGCCTGAAGTGTCAGCATTCTCACGACTCAGTAAGACACGATACTTTTTCCATAGCGGTAGCACTTTTGCTTCTTCGTCTGTCGCCATCTCAAGATCAGCCGCATCCTGTAGTACGCTTATGCGCTGGCTGGCTTCGCTCATGAGCGTAGATTTGATAATGATGTTCATAGAAATGGCCGCAGCAGCCTGAGCAGCTTGTTGCTCAATGGTCAAAGCTGGAGCTTTAAATTTTTTTCCATCATATGAATAGCCGATGCTGATTGCTTCGTTATCAGGGATTAGTACCGCTAATACATTATCACCGAAGCTAACTTCCTCTTCTCCATCCCACACGACCGTATTAAAAACTTTTTTATCATGGACCAAAGCATAGTTAGCCATTACGCATACTCCTCTATAATTACGACACCAACTCCACCAGCACCACCTGGGCGCCCGATTGAAGAAGATTTAATTGATATTGCTCCAGAGCCGCCACCACCATAAATACCATTTTCACCAGCAGTGGATGAGCCAACCGCAACAGGGTTTCCGCCGCCACCTAAGCTAGAGGCGCCACCTGCGCCAGAAACAATAGCGTTACTTCCGACGATACCCTGCAGCCCTGCAGATCCCTTTTGATTTAAAAGGTTTCCCAGCGTAGGTGCTGCACTTGTCCCACCATTTGCGGTAACAGCGGTTAACGAGTCAGATGCAAGCGATCCTCCACCGCCACCAAATCCACCGGAAGCAGTAAGGTAAGTGCCAAACGTTGTGGTCCCGCCCTGTCCGCCGTTCCCTCCCGAACTACCACCAGCTGCACCAGTAGTTCCTGCCGTACCGACATTAATAGCTACTGGCAATGTTAATGATGAAGGGTCAAGCATCGAAACAGATGTATTGCCTGCGCCTCCACCGCCTCCACAGCTGCGTGTGTTTGCATCAGTCGCAGCAGAACCGCCGCCGCCGCCGCCGCCGCCAATAACAGTTACCTTAATTCTTTTAACACTTAATGACGGAGTGTAATTACCTGACGCGGTAAAAACGCGGATGTTCATTAGCCGTCCAGAACTCACAAGCAAATTGATAGCGCTTAACAGTTGATCATTCTTAGCTTTACTCAACTGCAGGCCCGACGCTTCAATCACGGCTGAAATCTCCTCCTGCACAGAGTCGAAAAAATTTGCGTCAAGCGCAGTTGGTAGCTCACCCGTCTGAGGATTGCCGCCTGTAAAACCATTTTTACCCGCACCGAACTTATCCTTCTGCGCGGTAGACGTATCAATACGATGCATAATTACTCCGGGTATTTGAAAATTACGTAAGTGTGAGACGGAGCCAGCTTCGTCAGGACGCATTCAGCAATCGTGTCGCCCCACATGCGCAGGCTGTCGGTACTGTTGCTGATAGCTGTCATTTCGGTGATCTGCGTAGCGGCGGGCATGTTCACCTGCCAGTAGTAACGCCAGTCGTCGCTGTAAAGTGAGTCGGTGCAGTCGGAAAGGCAGTTAAACTGGCTCTTGTTATAGCGGGTGATGGTGACGCCGGTGTAACCCAGCGCCTCCAGTTGAGTCAGGTAAAACGCCTCGTTGATGCCTCCCGCCAGATTGAGCTTTGCATCCAGGCGCTGACGCCGCTGCTGCAGCGTCTGCACGCCCGGCGGTGCGCAGCTATCAGGTAACCCGCTGATGTTTTCATAACGTTCAATCAGCTCGGTCACTGAGCGAGGATCGGTTTCCAGCATCAGGGCATCACCGCGCCCATGCACCGCAGCCAGTGAGGGAGCAAATCCCGTCAGCAGCAGGTCATCATCATCCCACGCAGGGCCGCGCGGCAGTAACGCACCCAGCATCTGCCGGTACTGTGCTGTTAAGTCCATGAGATTGTCCCCACCACGCCCACCTCGCCTTTAGCAATGGTGATATCAGTTGCCGGACTGACCAGCGTATGGCTGTATTCGCCCGTCGCAATACTGATGGCCTCGCTGATGCGGGACGGCTTCAGCACGCCTTCAGGCACGCCATCGCGCAGCATCATTGACCGCAATTCTGCCTCGACGGCATAGCGCACCGCTGGGGTGTCCGGGTTCAGGCGAATCTGGAAATTAACCGTATGAGGCGTTGGAGCAAAAACATAAATATCCGCACCGGCCACCGGGGCAAGCGGCTCAATATAGGCCTTTACGGCGGCAACCGTGGCTGCGTCGGGGATCGGGTTTATCAGGTCGCTGTTTGCCACCATCACGCCCACCGTTCCGCGCCCGCTCCAGTGCCGGTATGTCCAGGCGCGGGTAATGCCCGCAACTTCTTTAGCCCACACCTCATAATCGCCATCAGCGCCACCCTGCGGGGTCCAGTACCAGCGTTCAATAACGCGCCCGCGCCACACTTCTAAATCTTCAACATCAGCGCCACCCTGAATGCTGTCCGCTACCCCTGCAGACGTCAGGCCGGTAATGGGGCTGACCAGACGCATGGCAAGCCCGTCATCGGTGTTACCGTCTTTACCTGCTGTATCACAGGTAACCGGCACGCGCAGCAAACCTCCCGCTGACGTGGCCGCCGCCGTGGTGGTGAAGGACAACAGATCGTCGCGCTGAATGGTCACCCCGGCAGGAATGGTAATGCCGGATGTCGTAACGTCCCACCGGGCGAAGCCGACGGCAGCCGTTGCCGCTTTGCGCGGGCACCGCTTCATGTTGGCGTGCCGTGTCAGCCAGTCCTCATCAGCGAGGTCCGGCAGCAGGTTGCGCGCCAGATAGTCGATGTAGCCATACACGGTGTGCACCGCTGCAGCCTGCACGCGCCCGTAAACTTCAGCGTCGGTGCGGCGCAACGCAGCCAGAGTAGAATCTGCAGCCAGGCGGGTGAGAATATCGTTGCGGACGGTGGTGATTAACTGAGGGAGTGTCGGGCGGGTAAATCCACTGTCAGCCATTAAGTTCACTCCATAAATCGTCAAAGGAAAATGCCATGCGGGTGCCGTCCTTCTGGCTGATAACCACAGAGGCGCTGAGCGTGGTAATTCCGGTCCGTTCAGCCTTTACGTCCACGCGCACCGCCACGCCGTCATCCACCAGCCACTGAAGCGCCTGGCTGATATATTCACGCGCTTTGAGCGGCGTTTTATTGGTGAGTGTCGTGCGACTGAGAAGGTAGAGACGGGAGCCAATGCGGTCATTCTGAACGGTCGGGAAGCTGTCACCCCACCAGCCGTTATCCTGCTCCGGCCTGTCGTCAGGCTCAGCCTTTCGCCAGGAGAACAGAGAGATAATCACCGCGCGCGTAAGCGGATCGGGCGGCCACGTCACGTCACGCTGTACGCCGTTAATCACAATAATCATGACACCACCATTTTCTGCGTTGTCGCGTCAGTTGTGCCGCCGCCGGAGCCGTTCTCTTTATGCGTGTGACCGTTATAGGCCATGCGCATGGCTGACATGGTCAGGCCTGTAGAGTCGCACTTATCTTTAATCTCACCGGTAGATTCGATGTCCATTTCAAAGCGGGCCTTTGGCGCGTTGGTAAAGGTGATCGGCTTGCCTGCGCCATTGACGACAATTCCTGCGCGGGTCAGCGTCACCGACTGACCCTGATCGTCATATACCGCGACTTCGCCAGTCTTCAGCCCTTTGATGCGGAAGCGACGGTCAGAGACAACAAACACCACCCCATGTGACCTGTCACCATCAAAATAAGCAGCTACGGCCTCAGCACCAGTCAGCGGAGCGGCGGTAAAACCGTAGGGCTCCATATGCTCGATATCGCTTTTTCCCTCGCCACCTGCCATTTCAACCTGCAGCATCTGGCACTTTGTTGCCGTGTTAAGTCCGCGAACGACCGCACGCGCCAGCAGATTTGACAGCGCACGCCCCATACCTGAAATCGGGTTAGCCATCAGAAATCATCCTCTTCTTTCTTTTTCTTTCGCTTGCCGGGTTTTGCTGGCTCAGGGAGATAAGCATCCGGCGGGCCGACACGAATTTCGGTGACGGTGCCGTTCTCATCCTGCTGATAGGTCACCTCCGCGATCACCATCTGGCGATTGTTAAAGCCCAGGATGGGGTCAAAGACGATCACCTGCAGATTAGGCAGCCAGAGTGAGCCGTCACCCTGTCGCCAGCCCTGCACGGTGTAGGTCACCTCATCGGTACGCGCTGCACGCTGGCGCATCTCAAATTCTGCGCGTGCGCTGCAGGTTGCCGTGGTGGCGTTGCCGGTCTGGCGGATAATCATTGGTCGGTAGCGCTTCAGTCCACCATCGATGGTCTTTGAGCGGATAGCCGTAGTTGTGGCCTCGCCAAAGTCGTCGTCGTTACCCTTGCGCTGACCGGACACCTGATAGTCGCTGAACCGGTCCCGGATGCTCTTTTCTGTGTCGCAGGAAAGAATGTTTTCACCCAGCACCAGTGCAGTGTGTGCCTGCTGACTGCCGATGCCGCCGATTACCAGATTGCCCTGCGCGTTGTCATACGCCAGCGCCTGCTGCAGCCCGAGCATTTTATTCAGTACGTCCATAACCGTTTCGCCCTGGTCGGCCTGAATGCCCTGAAGCGCACCGGAGGCACCTCCCGCATCCACTACCTTTATGCTGAAAGGCTTTGCCAGCTCAGCGGCCACCTGCGACAGCGAACGACCGGCATACTGTGAAGGCGTGGCAGAACAGTCGATGAGGTCAGCGGTTTTACTGCGCCCTGAAATCCCGGTGCTGATGCTGCGTGCGTCGTACCGGACCGGCGTTGCCTCGACATAGCCGGTCAGCACCTTATCGGAGCCTATGAGTACCTCAACCAGATCGCCGTTTTTAATTCGGGTACTGCGCACCGCCTGGTCGGTATCGCCTGGCCAGCTGCGGGTAATCTCAACGGTAAAGTCGCGGGCGATACGCTCAATGCCAGCGGCGATCCTGACCGAAGTCCAGCCTCCCCACTCCTGACCGTTCACCCGTAAAATAACTGTGTTGTTCATCGTACCGGCACCCTCAGTGACTGAACCGGCACGAAGCCGGGATGGCGGATGCCATTACGCGCTGTGATATCACCGGCGCGGGAGGCTGAGTCGTACCAGTCTGCGGCCAGCACCAGTGCAGGCGTGACCTGCGATGGTGTGCGCTCAGTCATACGCTCGACCTGCTCCAGTCGGGCTGAGATATCGCGGTTAACGTCCGTGCGCACGGTGACCAGTGCCTGATATAGCCCATCATCTGATACCCGCTCCATCTCAAGATCGATGGCCTCATTGAGACTGTCACGCACCTGAGCGAGGTCATCCCATGAAATTACCGTGCTGTTATCCAGAGAAGTGGTTACACCGGAAGAAGCGGAAACGCTCACTGTCGCTGTGGTGTCTGAATCAGAAGCCGCACCACCTGAATCAGGCCGTATATTGCTGACGGCAGGATGCGACACCACGACCGGCTGCTGCGGGTCCTGCTGGCGTGTGATGGTGCGGTTTATAGGCTGCGGCAGACTGGTGACCGTTGCGGCCGCCTCGCTGATGGCCGTGGTGCGCTCCGCCTGCGCAACATAATTTCGCTGTGTGGTCTGAGCCTGAGCGGTTTTACTGTCGGTTTTCCAGACGCCGCGCGGTGCCAGACCTGAATCTACCGTGACCCCGGTCAGACCTTTGATCATCGACATCAGATCAGATGCATTTCCCGTCAGCCGCGCTCCGGCGCGCCACATGGTCTGCAGGCGATTAACAAAGCTCATGCAGCTGGAAGGCGGGCTGAGCAGTACAGATAAATCACCCTGAATCAGTCGGGATGCGGCGCTGATGCCAGAGTCAACATACTGAAAGGCACTGGTCACAGTACTGAACATTCCCGCTGCCTCATCCAGCACGCCGTCCTGCAGGAAGTCCGGCATGCCGTCCATACCAAAGGCACCGAATGCTGATGATATGGCATCATCAAGAAACGAAACGGAAGAGGATAATTTCTGGCCGGTTGCCAGGCCCGCCGTAGGGAATGACAGTTCGCCGGACTCAACGAAGCTGAAGCTGACGCGGCACATGCGCCCTTCGCTCTGCGAATGACTGACGCGCACGGCATCATCTACAACTACGGTCATTTCGCCGTAATAGGGATGCACCAGCGTACAGGAACCCGGCTTTTCAATAGCCTCAATCAGCCGGTTGCGCTGCTCAAAGAAATCATCGCCAATCAGGTAGGCCTGAACGCTGAAGCGGCGAGTTGCCCGGCCTAAATCCTCCGCCCACGGCTTATCGCGGTTCGGATACTCATGCACCTGCACGCGACGGCCAAATGTTGCCTCGTCGCTGTCCACCTTAAACGCGATGCCACGCAGTGAGGCATCCTGCAGATTATCTTTCCAGGCCATGGCTTACTCCGGACATAAAAAACCCGCCGGAGCGGGTTATTGGTTCGAGAATCGGTTGTATCCAACATCATAACTAAGCCAGGGAGTTGCGCTACCAGCTGGAGCAGCAACACGCATTCCCGGCGGCGCATTCTCAAAGTTGACCTTCAACTCTCCTGCTTGCGGTCGGCCAGCAGAGGATGGGCGATCAAGACCCACTTTAGGATCGTATCGACCTTCAGGAATAGGATTATCCATCCCGAGTATTTCACGGAGCCTCGGGAAGAAGCCGTTATAACCCCGCTCCCGTTCCTGTGACTGCATCCGGTTTACCAGAAACTCACCCTTGCTTACACCCTGGGCGTTTGCCTGCTTGTCCAAATCCTGCAGTTGCTTCAGGAGTGAGATTGCTATGCCAATCGTGATTGTCATTGCGCCTAACCGGCTGATTGTACCCAGCAAGCCAGAAAGCGAACTCGCAAGAGTTACTGCCTGCTGAAGAGATCCAATCGTTTTAATGGCGAAAGAACCGGCCATTACCGCACCGATTCCCTCAATAACGGTTTGCCACCCCCCATTTCCTGAGCGACATTGTCTATCTCAGTCCAGACCTGCTTCACAACCGGGCCAACCTGATCCCAGTTGTTGATTATCAGCAAAGCACCGGCAGCAAGCGCAGCGATAGCCAGCTTGGCAGGCGACAGGTTCATGACCATGTTAAGCACTTTAAAAGACTGCGAAACGGTCCCGACCGCGACGCCAACTCCAACCAGGGAAATAGCGAATTTCGCAACCGACCTGACCAGATCAGGGTTATTCCTGACAAATCTTTCGGTCTGCTTTATATAGGGCATGAGTGCCATAACGCCCTGCTTAAGCTGTGGTGTGAGGGCATCACCCAGCGCCAGGCTTACAGCAGTTATGCCATTCTGCATCAGAGTAAGTTTGTTTTCGGTAGTGTCGGCACGGGAGTCATACTCCTTTTGCATTGAGCCAGCATACTGCTGTGCATCAGCAACCTTTCCGAAGTTTTTGCGAAGCAGGTCGAGATTATTAAGAAGCGGCGCGATAGCCTTTATCGACTCTCTACCGAACAGCCATTCGAGTGCTTTTGATTTGCTTTGCTCTGGAAGTTTTTTTATCCCTTCGAGCACCTTCAGCATGGTTGCTTTAGAATCTTTCACCATCCCACTGGCCAGAGATTTAGGCGTCATGCCGATCTGTTTCAGGACCTTCTTAGCATTTCCGGTATTAGCATTGGAAAGCGAGAGCATGAAGTTCTGGATGCCTGTGCTGGCAACTTCAGACTGCACCCCCATTCCCGCAATAGTGGCACCCAGCGCGGCAAGATTGCCCGTTGAAACGTGGTTGACCGCTGCGAGCGATCCGACACTGGTAACTATTTCAGAAATTTTAGCTGCGCTGGCAGGGCCGGTATTGCCGAGGTAGTTCACCTTATCCGCCAGCCCGACAACGTCTTTCTGCGTCATTTTGAAAGCGGTTCGCCAGGTCGCCATCATCTGCCCGGACTCTTCCGCAGTCTGGTCAAACGCAATACCCATCTTGGCCGCATCTTCCGCAAACCCGACAAGCTCATTTCGGGCAATGCCTGCCTGACCGGCAGCAGCGACAATCTGACCGATGCCATCGGCCGTGATCGGCAGCTTCGTTGACAGGTCAATAACGTCCTGGCTCATTTTCCTGAAAGCGTCAGCGTTATCCAGACCGTCAACAACCTTGCGGATATCAGCCATTGTTGATTCGAATTTAATGGCCTGATTTACGGGGATAGCCAGCGCACCCAGAATGGATGCGCCAATAGCTGTTGCCCCGACAGCAAGCGATGAGAATTCCTTCTGAAACCCTTTTAACTGGCGCTGCATCCCTTTCATCGGGCCGGTGAGCTGGTCTACGGCCGTGATGATAGCCTTTAACTGAAAGCTGTCAGCCATTCTTTATTTCCTCGCTTATGCGTACTGCCTCTTCCTCAAGCTCCAGAAAATCGGAAAGAGCTGACCGCTTTAGTTCAAGAGGGTTTATTCGCCAGAAGTGAGCGACGTTGTAACATCGCTGCCGGAGATTTCTCCCGCTCCCGAGCCGGTAAAAAAACCCATAATCGTCATTGAGGCTTTGAAAATATCAATCTTCGCCATCTGGCTGGCAGACGACCGCGGAATCCCGGCCAGTACCGGGATATAGCGCAGCGATACCGAGCTGTCGATTTTGATATTGCCTTCACTGCCAATGGTGAACGGAAAGCCGATTTGCTCGATCTCGTCAAATGATGGCTCACGCAGTTCCAGCACATGGATAGTCTCACCATGTGCCGTGATAGGTTTTGAAAGCTGAAGTTCACTCACTGATAAAATCCTTCTGAGCCGTGGAATTCGAGGTCTACCGTACCCTCTTCCGCATTGTGGTTTGCTTCACCGAACTGGAACGCTTCAGACAGCACGTAAACCATGCCGTTAGCCAGCTCAGCGGTGATGGTCATCTGGTCCGAATCCATCAGCTTGGTGACCGGGAACGCCTTTGGCACCTTGAAGGTGCCTTTAACGTATGGTGCGCGGTGTGTCTCTTTGTAATCCACGTCACCGGCCAGGCCGATAACGTCATCACGCACTTTGGTATTCATCGGCACCTCAATGCCGCCGGTCAGCGACAGCTGCTGGCCGTCCACCTTGACGTATGCTGTACCCGCAATCTTTGCCATTACGCGGTCTCCTCGCTGTATTGCAGACGGAACTGATTAAGCAGCGCAAAGACGCGCAGCTGGTTGACGTAATCCGGCGGGAACAGAACATCCACGCGGGTCGGGTCGCTGACATTGCGCTCAACCACCAGATGTTGCTTGAAGAGATCGAAGTTCTCCACGATCCCCGCCCGCTCCATTGTGCGGTAGCTGGCGCACATCTCACCTTTCAGCACGGCAGGCGTCACGATGGCCTGACCCGGACCGAAGCGCGTACCGTCATTCGCCAGCTTATGGCGCGGATACTTACTGGTGATGATGCTCTTCAGCTGACGGATAACGTAGGCGCTGGTATGCAGCGTTTCGCTGTCCAGGTAGCTGTTGTCCGCAACGCCATAGGCGTTTTTCTGATAGGTGGTAATGTCGCGCTGAATGCGCAGCACACCGCTTTCAGAGTAGGCCGTGGCGATACCGTGCTTCAGCAAAGACTGCTGCTCGGTCAGGGTAAAGCGGCTGCCTGCCGGTGCCGGTAACGCGCCGGTCAGCTCACCGGTCTGCGTCGGGCGGGCCGGGTCAGTGCGAATAAACACGGCGTTGCGCGCGGTGCGCAGTGCGACCAGCTCATCCGCCGCCGTCTGAACTTTAGGCTCATAACCGGCTACGGTAATGTGCTGGTTGTTCATGGTGTCACCAAAGGCAACCAGCTCGGAGAGCGTGCCGACTTTAGCGGTGTAGACGTGGCCGTAAAGCTGACGCGCATAGCCCCAGCGGCCGGAAGAATCGTTCATCTCCAGCGCCAGCGTCGCCAGCGAAGCGGAATCACTGAACGGGGTGCCGATGAAGTCAAACGGCTCATCGCCCATCGCGGCCACGGTCGCAACCAGTGACGGTGAACCCGTTCCGCCAGACATCGCGGCAATAACAACGTTTACTCCGTCAGGCGTGGTTTCGCTGCCCACGGTGCCGTAATAGTTCAGTGCCAGCGGAATGCTGTTGCCGGTAAGCCCTTTGTGGCGGGCAGTGAGCGTCACCACGCCAGCTGCAGCAGCGGCGGTCACCGGAAGGTCAGCATCAGCGTTAATGGCAGCGGCCAGCGTCGCGGCCACAGTTGCAGGAGCGTCTCCGGTCACTACTGCTGCCTGCACACGGTCCGCCCCGATATACAGGCTTACCGTACCTGACGCCTGAGCATTGCCGGTCAGCGTCACGGTGCCTTTTGCGGTTTCGCCTTCCGGCTCGGTTACCGCGATAACCCACAGCTCACCAAACGGATCGACAGCACGATAACGCGCCACCATACGGGCCAGCTGGCTGCCACGGCCTGCCACCTTACCCGCCAGCGCTGCAGACGGCATGATGGTAAGTTTTTTTTTAACGATGGTGCTGTCGGCTGAAGCGAGGCCAATCAGCAGTGACGGGCCGCTGCTCTGCGTGGTATTCGCTTCGCTGTTGTCCATTTCGGCCCAGAACAGCGGCACGCGGAGATCTGACGGAATAGTGGGGAACGAGACTGACATTATTCACCGCCCTTTTTCTTGGCGTCAGCGGCAGGCTTTTCTTCTTCCGCACTGACTTCTTCGACATCACCATCCGCAGTGCGGCGGTGCCAGTAACTGCTCTCTTCGACGTTCCGGCCTTCTGAAGGCAGCAGATCGCCCCGGACAGGGTCAGGAACTGACCGCCCGCGCTTAGGTCTGAGTTGCATGATTTACTCGCTGAGGTTGATTTTGGTGTGGTGTTCAATAGTTCCGTCAGGGCCATTACCCGGATCGATGTAGTCAACGTTGATATCGACCGTTTTCAGTTCGTCCAGGGCGTCAAGATCATCCTGCTGGCGCGTGTCCTCTTCGGTGATTTCCCGCGTCAGCATGAATTCAAACTGGTAGTAGAGGCGACCCCGATCCATATCCAGAAGCTGACCGCCGGAATACGCCACCGGGCCTGCGTCTGAATCAGGCTCCCAGCCCAGCAGCGCCTTCCAGATTTGCTGTCGCACGTCATGCACAGCGTCATACCCTGCCGCCTGACCACGCTCATCGCGCGTATTGTCCAGCACCATGACCACCGCAAAACCTTCGGTCACGTTCTGCCAGTAATCGGTCATGGACTTCTGCTCAGCAGTAATGTCTTCCGTCGGGATCACATACGCCGCCGGCAGCTTCATTTTCCCGGTTTCAGGGATGGCCTTAAATTCAGCCGCCCCGGCCACGTTGCCTGCAAACATCGGGCATCGCGCCCGGAGTGAGGCGATCACCAGTGATAGCTTCATTTCTTTTTCCTTTCAGGACGCAGGGAGGTACGCAGCGCGCGGGTCAGCACATAGCGGGTCCACGTTTTGCGCGCCTCCAGTACTTCGGTCATGTAATTTTTGCGCGGGGCAACACGCCAGCCATTACCGCCGGACTTGCCTTTGTGGTGGCCCTTTTTGCGCTTAGCACCACGCTTCACACCGTAGAACAGAAACGCCGGGTAAAAGTCGCCATCAATGAGGCGGTTGCCCTCTCCCCGCTTCTGGTTTGGCGCAATGCGCACCATCAGGCCCGGACGGCTTTTTGATGCGCGGGGAACGTAATAGCCGATGGACCGCGCCAGCCTGCCGGTCCTGAACCCCGGATACTCGCCCGGAGCAGAACGACCGCGACGCATGACCAGACGCCGGGCATCGCGCATATGCACCTGTCCAATCTGAATAAAGGCACGACGCATTTTTGCACGGTTAAAAACAAGGTCTTTTGGCTGCTGAAAATCAACGTGCAGAAGCGGCTTAGCCATACATCCCTCCGTCACGTTCCAACGCGCCCAGCTCCTCACACTCCAGCAGCAGATAGCGACCTGAAGAGTTGAGGTCGCGCAGGCGCTTGACGCGATACACGTAGCCACCGTAAACCACCTCAAAATCAGAAGTGATGCCCCGGCGGTAACGGATGGTTATGTAGTGGGTTATGGTGTCATCAGCCTGAACGGATTCGTGATAGGTTGTGGCACCTACCTGCCGGACCTTCGCCCACACGTCCCTTTCATTCTGATAGACCGGCTCTGTGCCGTAGTCCGCCGCCGCCTGGTCGATGCGCTGGCGCAGGTGGATGCGCTTATCCAGCTCACCGGGATCGGGTAGTGTGTAAATGGCACTGGTATTTGATGAGCGTCGCTGCATGCTAATACCCCGACACCGGCAAACGCCGCGAATAGAGCAGGAACTCAAACGCCTGCGGGGTCTCCGTCATCTCCAGTTCTGACACTGAACTGCGATGCTCATACCAGTGACTGACCAGCATCAGCAGGGCAAGCCGGATATCTTCGGTAATGACCATGCCATCCGTATCAAGCGGTGCAATATCTGCCACCGTTTTATAAAGATTGCGGTTGAGGTAGGTCGCCGCCTTTGCCTCGGCTGCCAGCGCAAAAAGCTCAAGCAGCCGATCCTCTTCCGTGAAGTCGCTCTCCAGTCGGCACTGCTGTTTAATTTCTTCGAGCGTCAGCAGCATGGTTTTCAACCTTTTTTGTTTTTGCCTTTTGCTGGCTCTGGCTCTGGCTCTGGCTCTGGCTCTGGCTCTGGCTCTGGCTCTGGCTCTGGCCCTGGCAGAGCAGCAGTACCGTCTTCAACCAGCTCTGCATAGCCTTTTTTAATCAACTCGCGGCCATGCTGCTCGTCGGTATCGATGGTGTTGCCTTCAGAAACGACAGTGCCGCCGAAATAATTCGGTTTAATCAGAAGCAGTTTCATATGTAACTCCCGGAAAAGCGGCCCGAAGGCCGCCGTTGATGTTACGCAGCTGCAGCAGGTGCGGTGAAGGAACCATAAACGAACGCCTCAGGGCGCTTAACGGCCAGCGCCAGACGCTCTTCACAACGGATTGAGATCATGTTTTTCTCAAAGTCGTCGGCGTTTTCGGTGGAGATAACCACGTTGGCATCTTCGCGGTCGAAAATCTGTGCACCGGCATTGAATGCGCCGGTCAGGAATTTACCCTGGAACGCTGCTGCTTCGGTCGCGACAACCGGCAGCCCCCACAGGGTAGGACCAGTCAGCGCTGCCGGATTCGCCAGAATGTAACGGCCCAGCGAATCTTTAGTCAGCTCGATCTTCGCCCAGTCGATGAAGTGCAGAACATGGCCGGACGCCGGGAAGCGTGCCAGCTGCGCCTGCAGCATAGCCAGTCGCAGATCATCAATACCGCTCTGGTTTGCTACGCTGAAGGCAGCTGCGTATTTCGATGCCTGCGGCACGATGCCGTTCAGGTGTGTGCCAGTACCATCGCCGAACAGAATTTCCTGCTCTTCAACGTACTTCAGGCCGTAGCGCAGTTCGGCGTCAATTGTCGACTGCAGCTGAGGCATGTCATCAAGAATCTGCTTAGCGGCTTTGAACAGGTGCGCGATGGTGCGGACCGGTGTGATTTTTTCCGCAAAAGTGATATCGCTGTACGGCTTCTTGGTGTTCTCAGCAACGGTCGCTGCATTATTGGTAAAGCCGGTCTGCTGAACCCAGTAGATGGTATTGGACTCGGTACGGCCCGGTGCAATCAGGTCGCGGATAAACAGGCGCTGTTTTGGCTGCTGATCGATGCCAGGCAGACGGTCAGGTGCAACAATTGATCCTGGAACATTTACTGACAGCAGTGCCGCTTTAACCGGAATGCTCAGGCGCTTATTGCCTTCAATGCTGGCTGAAAACGCCTTCAGCGCTTCAGAAGAAACAACCTGACCGCCCACGGTTTCGATCACGTTTTTAGCATTCGCCAGCGGCATCTGTGCAACGTGCTGCTCCAGATCACCCAGCGATGCTTTCAGTGACTTGTTTGCCTCAGTCAGCGCGTTAAATTCAGTGGCGATTTTATCTACTGCTTCTTTGGTTTGAGCAGACAGCTGGCCAGAGGTTTTCGCCTCTTTGAGCGCATCTTCAGCCTTCTGACTGAAAGTGCCGGACACTTCCTCCAGCTTTGCAGATACCTTTTTCAGTAACTCATTTACATCTGACATGATGAATCCTTATTAGCCGAACGCGGCCAGCGCGTTTTTAAGTTGAGCAATATTTTCGGGGTTGATTTCGTCGGTAGCGCCCGGCATACCTTCAGGGGTGGCAGCAGCGCCTGGCTTGCTGCCGGTTAAGGCTCTAAGAAGTTTTCGACGCTCGGAGCGCGGCGCATCGGTTTTTGCCAGCATCGCGTCCAGCTTGCGCAGAGCAGCTGCAGGACTGTCGTCGCCGTCAGCAATCTCATCTGCCGCCAGCAGGCGATCTGCAAAACCTTTTTCAACCGCATCGCTGCCGCCAATGTAGGTTTCTGCATCCATCATCGCGTCGATGGTGGAAGCATCCAGACCGGTCCGTGCGACATAGATATCGTTCATCGCCTTATCAAAAGGCACCATGTCCGCCGCAATCTGCTGCAGGTCGTGACGGTTGCCCATCGCGTACACCCAGCATTTATGGATCATCAGGAAGGCACCGCGACCGATCTGCACCTCATCACCGGCCATCGCGATAATCGACGCAGCAGAAGCAGCGAGGCCCAGCACCTTAACGGTGACTTTCCCTTCGTATTCACGCAGCAGGTTGTAAATCGCCAGGCCTTCAAACATGTCGCCGCCCGGCGAATTGATGTTCACGGTCACGTCGGCACCGCCGATTGAGTGGAGCGCGGCAGCAATGCGGCTGGCGGTAACGCCGTCGCCGTACCAGTCAGCGCCAATGACGTCGAACACGGAAATGCTGTTGTCATCACTCTTTGCGGCCTTGATGCCGCCGTTCCAGCGCTCCATTGCAGAAGACGGCAGATCGCGATTTTCGCGCGCAAAAGGCCGCCCCTCCGGCGCTGCCGGAAGACTTTTTACTGTCATTGGGGGTGCTCCTAAGCCGCCTGTTTAAGCGGTGATTGTTCGAAAGGAATGTCCGGGAAAACGGCGTTGTGAACTTCACGCAACAGCGTGGCCCTTGCGGCGGTGCTGTTTTTGCGTAAGTCTTCGAGCGGTGTCAGATTCAGCTGCACGGTGTAGATATCACCACCCTCAATCGGCGGCAGATTCTCCAGACGGCGCACGTCATTACGGGACATCCAGCCATTCTGCAGCGCAGTGGTGTAATAAGCGGAGCGTCCGGCGCTGTCGGCACGAAGCAAGCCTTCAACGGAGAACTCAGCAAACAGGTCTTCATCACCGTTCAGCAGGCAGCGTGAAATCTCCTGCTCAATGTTCACCAGCATCGGGCGCAGCGTATTCGTCAGGAACAGCAGGTTCATGCCTTCAACGCTCGACGCCCAGCTACTCTGCTTATCAACGTGACCCACCATAAACGGCGGCACGCGGAACCAGCGGCAGATTTCCTCAATACTGAATGATCGTGACTCCAGCATCTGAGCATCTTCAGGGTTAAGGGTGATGCCCTGATAGGACATGTCACCCTCAAGGACCATCACCTTGCCCGCGTTTTTTGAACCAACGAACCGGTTGAGGTTTTCGCGGTTTTTCTGGCGCTGCTCTTTGGTCAGCAGGTTCTTTGACAGAAAGAAACCTGACGTCTGGATACCGTTTTCAAAAATTTTTGCGGCTGATTCTTCGACCGCCATCGCTGCGCCAAACACGTCTCGCCCGGTGCGCATCGGCATCATTCCGCATACACCATCCAGTCCAAAACCCCGGATGTGCATCATATTTTTAACCGGGATGATGCGCGGTACGCCCTTCTCCGTGTATGTGTACTGCAGTTCGCCACTGTCCAGCCGCTCCACCTTCATGCTCTGGGGAAGCAGCGGAACCAGTGAGACCAGCTTGGTGCCGATCATCTTTTTCTCAACGTAGGCATTACCCCGCAGACAGATACTGGCAACGACCATCAGCATGAAGCGCGATGGCGTCATTTCGCTGTTCGGGCGGCGGCACAGCAGCTGATAGGCCGGATGATTGAGCGCCAGCTTGCGCGAGCCGTCAGCAGCACGTTCGTAAACCTTCATCGGCAGGGTTGAAACTGACTCGCTCAGCAGGCGCACGCAGGCCCAGACAGAGGCCAGCGCCAGCGCTTTCTCGGCTGTCACAACCTTACCGCTGCTGCTTGTGCCGTACCACTCCTGCCAGAACGCAGCGTCATTAAGCCCAATCGACTCACCGAGCCAGTTCACAATCGCGCTCTTGATGCGACCCGGCTGTTTTTTTTCCTTCATCAGATACCTACCATGATCGGGTCATCAAAAAAGTCATCAGGATCGCCGCTATCCACCAGCACCGCATCCTCTGCTGCACCGATTGCCATAGCCGAAGCCACCACGCCATCGATACGGCCGGTGCTTTTCTTTTTGGCAAATATGCGGTTATCCTTCTGGTCAGCTTCAAGCACTGCAGAGGCGGCATTCCAGCGCAGGCAGGGATTAGGCCGGATAACAAGCACCCGGTTATTAAGGTGCTCTTCAAACAGCTCAATTGATCGCGGCATCCACAGCCCGGACTCCTGCGCTTTATAAAAGCCCTGACCGTGCGGAACAAGGTCAACGCTCACAGACTCGCTTTCGAGTTCGGGCTCCAGATACTTGATGCGGTACTGCTCAAACGCGATGCACTTAATATCGTATCTGGCCGCCAGCTCACCGATACGCACCGCCACAAAACCGTAATTGACCGCCTTACCCGGTGGCGCGTGAATAAAGCCGTTACTCAGCCAGGCATCATAGGGAACATGGTCAGTCTTAGCGCGCTCCAGCAATGAGTCCTTCGGCGTCCAGAACTCAACTAAAAGCTTTTTGGATTTCGGAAAGTAAAGCGCCAGTGCCGTCAGGTCACGGGAACCGGACAGGTCCAGACCGCCATAACACTCTTCACCCGCTAAATCCTCCAGATCAAAATCCTGTTCGCAGTTCATCCAGGTGTCGCTGTCAATCCACGGATCGGACGCTTCCACCCACTGACAAAAGTTCAGGCGGCGGACGATGCTCTCTTTTGATGGCATGCCGCGCGCCTGCGTTACCTGCTCCCGCAGATATTTATCCGTGAAGGTCTGACCCAGAGACGGGTTAGCTTTTCCCCAGCAGGACTCATCCTTAAACGGGTCATCGCCCTCATCAAGTGAACAGATGAAGCTGAAGAAGCTGTCATCGACCAGATCACCGGCAGCAACCTTGCGCCCGTACTCGTGATACTCATAACAGACGCTGGTTTTATCGTGGCCGCTGTTGGTGATCAGGAACATCAGCGCCTGACGGCGACCTTTTGTACCGGCAAGCATCATCTCAACAACGGCATTTGTTTTGTGCTCGTGAACTTCGTCAATCAGTGCGCCGTGCGGGCGCGGTCCTGACTGACCATCATCTGAGCTGATCGGCTTGAAAAAAGAGCCTGTCTGCAGAAATGCAAGGTTCCATACGTTCAGGCCGGTACCGGATTTGGTGATGCGCTGCGCCAGAGCGGGAGACTGATCGACCATCGTCACCGCATCGCGAAACAGGATCATCGCCTGGTCTTTTTTCGTGGCCGCGGCGTAAACTTCAGCGCGTGGTTCTTTATCCGCCATCAGCAGGTAAAGACCCACACCGCCCGCCAGCGGTGACTTGCCGGAACCCTTGCCTGACTCGATGTAACTCATGCGAAAGCGGCGCGTGCCGTCCTCCGCCTTCCAGCCGAACAGAGAGCAAACAATGAAACACTGCCACGGCAGCAGGATGAAGGGTTTTCCCTCATGCTCCCCGCCGTTGAGCTTCAGAACTTTTGCGAAGAATTCGACAACGCGGGTGACTGATTCAACATCCCAGAACAGACCGCGCTTCGGACCCTCTTCCAAATCCCTTATGTGGCGAGCGCAAGCGGCGCGGATGTCTGGCCCTGCAATAACCTCACCGCTGGTAACGTCCATTGCATACTGCGTTGCCGGATCAACCGAAGAACTGGTTGAGCGGGTCTTCTTCTTTTTCTCCACCATTCACGTTCACCTTTGACCGGGCAGCCGGTGTCAGGCCGAACTCTACCAGGTAGCTTTTAAACCGCCGGTCTGCATCAGCCAGCATTGAAACAGCCGGGTTGGCCTTTATCAGAAACCCACCCTCGGTCTGGACCGTATAAGTTCTGCCTTCATCAGCAATAGTGATCCGCAACTGAAGAATGTCGGCGTAAATATCGCAGAGCCTTTCCAGCGCCAGAACATCGGCAACGGTCAGCACGCCCATCCCGTCGAGCAGGACAGTCAGCTTCCCCCACGCAACCTTTCCCCAATCAGTGAGGTGTGACGGCGGGCTGGGGATTTCTCTCGCAGGTGCAGGCTCTTTATCGTTGAGCTTTCGCTTGCCCGGATTGCCGGTAACGACCTTAAGATGGGTCGGTTTTGGTCGTCTTCCGGCCATAAAAACCTCCCAGAAAAAAACTTTTCATTTCGCGGTTGTGCATAAAAAGGAGGGCGGGCGGTCAGGAGGTCGTTAGCCCCTGAACTCTGATCCCACCCTCCCCGGTGATGATGACAATCGTTCTCATTTGACAGCGGCCCCCTCACCGTTGATAGCAAATGATATTCATTATCATTTTCGCCAATGAGATGACGGGTCGAGGGGCAATCCATTCTCATCACACCCTATGACGTGCCCTCGTTTCTCTTCACGCTGCTTGGTCGAGTCGTGATGCTGCTTGCAGAGTGACTGCCAGTTAGCCTTGTCCCAGAAAAGCTTCTGAGCTTTCAATATTTCATCCTGCTTGCCGCCGTTGATGGCCTCTTTCAGCCTGTGCGGCTTGATGTGGTCAACCACAGTTGCTGCAACTGCCCTGCCCTGACGGTGGCACATGGTGCAAAGAGGATGTGATCTCAGGAAAGACAGTCTGGCTTTGTCCCATCGACTGTTATAAATACGTGGTTCAGGCATGCTCACCTGCTATATGTTTGACGGCAATTCCACAAAAACGCTTTCAACTTAAGGAAGGCTCATGAACTTTGACATTTTTCTATCCGTATCTGGGTTGACAGAAAAGGGCGACACTGCTTTTCGTCTTGTGAAAGAGGAAAGCGAGCTAGCAAGAATCTTGACTACGCATCTTTTATTAGAACGATTGCTTGAAGGATGGATTTGCGCCCATACAGGTGTCGATGATCTATTCAAAAAACCTGAAAAAGGGAGCAAGCTCGACCGTTTTTCAATGACATTCTCTTCAAAGCTCGCCTTTTGCCAAAGGCTTGGGCTGCCTATGGAGGCTAGCAAGCCTATTTCGACTATTAACGATTTCCGTAATGGATTTGCTCACTCTATTGATTACCCAGGCCCGGATGTTAACCAAGTTAATTCTTTGATGAAAAATGTGGATTCATTTAATCCAGGTAAAAAAGCGCCATCACTTTTCGAAGATAACTATGGGGTTGTGATCAGCGAAGGTGACTATACAGCTAGCTATCTATTATGTGATGAAAAGACATCTGCTGGGTTGAAGGTAATGCTGATAACCTTTTCACTCATTACGCGAATAATCTCTTATATAGCAATTAATAAAAAAGTCAGTGGAGGAAAAAAACCACAAGATTACTCCATTCGTTATTACTAGCTGAAGATATTCAGTCGCGGTCGGTTCTCATTGAACCGACTTAATGCGCCGGATGGCGGCGCGGTCAATGTTGCACTGCCCCAGAGCGCCATATAACTCAGCGTTGAGGCTTACGCTGTCACCGAACGTCATATCCTGTGATGGTGCTGGTATGTCAATCGGGCTGGTCAGTTCAGCCGGAAGGCTTAGCTGAGGCTGTTTTACTGTCCGGTACTCCACCAGCGGCTTTTGCTGCGTCACGCAACCGGTCAGCAGCATCAGGGGGAACAGGAGCAACAGCACACTTGTCCGCCGCAAGGTAACGCTTAATTTCATTCTGTAGTTTCCGGTTCTGCTGGGCTGTTACGGCACGCTGTTCTGTGACCTGACTCATCACATCGTTTTGCTGCTTAACGGCTGTTACCAGCTCAGTGACGCTTGATGCCAGGCCATCGTTTTTGGACCGCAGATCGTTAATCTGCTCATCTTTGCTGTTTGCCAGCTTCTCAAGCCTGTCGTTTGTTGCCTTCAGCTGTGAGTTGCTGGCGTTCAGCCCCCACAGCGCCACGCAGATAAGGCCGATGATGACCAGGCCTGAATTGTTTCGGATAAAGCCGATTACGTTGAACATAGAATCCCCTTAGATTTTGATAAGCGGGATTTCCGGTCGTCCAGACCATGGGTGCCACCGTTAATGATTCTGGTGATGCGGGTAACATCATCAGAGTCAGCCAGTTCGTTTAGGCCGTTATTCTTCCACCATGCCGCCGCAGACATCGCCGCAAAGCGATAGCCCAGCAACAAATCAGGATTAGCCACCACATCAGCGCCCAGCTGTTTCACCAGTGCTGCGTAGTTCGCCTTGCCGGTAATCTGGATCAGGCCACGACCGCGATAGCGGTAACCATCACCCGAAGCCACATCACCGTTGCCATTACGGTTTGCGTAAATGATGCTGGCGATCATCTTCTGGTTAGCCGCATGCATCGCATTACGACCATAGGCGCGAGCCTGTTCTGCAGTGATGCGCTTACCAAACATGGCAGTCAGCGCGTTCTCGCTGTAGTTCAGCCCCTCTTCCACCTTCAGGAACCCGGCAGACTCATGCCCTGTCTGTGCCAGAAAGTGTGCCTGACGTAATGGCGTGCTTATCTGGAAGGCTGAGAGGCTTGCCGCAATATGAGGAAACCATGCATCACGCAGCGCATTACTCACGCCGGTCGCGAGCTGAAAACTACTGGCTGTCAGCATTACTGTCTCCCAATCGCTTATCTATCTGGCGGCGTATCTTCGTAGACACGTAGTCAACACCGAGGAAGCCAAGGAAGACCGCAGCAACCCGCGTAATGTCCTCACTGAAGTGCCAGTTAAA